GTTGCTTTGTGCACCTGCATTGGCATACAAGGCCGTGATATCCGTTGACGCGGCCAATGAACCTGTATATGTGGGCAAGTAACTGGCCACATCAGTATTACCGTAACTGCTAGACACAAACGGTGTTCCGTTGGCGTAGAAGAAGCCGGTGGCCAACACATTGCCAGCAAACACATTACCTGCGATACCCGCGCCACCCGTCACTACTAGTGCGCCAGTTGTGGTGCTGGTACTTGATGCCTCTGAATTAAGTCTCACGTTACCAAATTTGGCTGTACCTTGAAAATTTTCAATTGATGTATTAATAGCTCCGGCAGCAATTGTACCACCAGTTGTGTTTATAGTGGTGATGCCACCACCTGGGCTAAAAACTGTACCCAATGGGTTTGGATTAGCTGTAGTTGGTTTTGGCACAAAAGCAAATCCACCCGACGCAGAATCTGTTGTGATTTGTGCACCACCCATGTCAATTGTGGTGCCACTGATATATAATGTTCTAAATCTTAGTGTTGGGCTACCTATGTCATATGTTACGTTTGCATTTGGTAGTATATTCCCTGTTATTATATTACTACCAAATGTAACAGGGTTACTACCTGCGGCCAAGTTGGCCAGCATTTGCACATTGCCATAACTACTGGACACAAACGGTGATCCGTTGGCGTAGAAGAAACCTGAGGCCAACACATTGCCAGCAAACACATTGCCCGCAATACCTGCACCGCCTGCTACAGTTAAGGCACCTGTTGTGGTGCTGGTGCTGATATTGGCTGAATTTAACGACAGCGTTCCAGAAGATGTACGAGTCAAAGAGTTAGTGGCACTATCGTAGATATACGAAACACCATTTACTGTTGATACTTGACCATTTGTAAGACTTGCTGGTAATGCCATTTTTATATTCCTATTAGCTACTTATCAAAAACCAGCTGTTTTTACAAGTGTTCTATTTGTTTTTTCTTTTCCCAGTAATTATCTGGCGCATACCAGGCACACAACGGATCGTGTTGTGGTCCATAGATATCGCCTACAACTTCGCCATCAACATCTCTTAATGCAAATACACAGTAGTAAACAGTATCATCTTCTAATGCTGTCATCTTGTGTATTAATTCTTTTTTGATTACTATGAATGTGGGTGCCACAAATTCTTTAGGATCTTTGCCTTCTACTTCCACACAAACACTACCTTTTGCCAGCAATGTTATATGATCAAAGTAATGCACATGCCCGGGTGCTTGTTCGCCTTTCGACAAGACATTTTGTCTGACCCAGATGTTACCAAAGTAACCTAACTCAATATTTTCCATCAAATTCTTTCTTAGATTGTCTCAACAGGAGTGGCTAACTTTTCGCCCAAATCTCGCCAACTGTTTGTATATCCGTCCCATGCATGTCTTCTACCGTCGTTTGGGTATGGTACAGGTGCTTCCCATTTGTAAGTTGTACTATTTAGAACCCAATTAAAATAGGGCTTTGGTTCTAAGAATACATCTCTAAGAGGATCATATAAAAATCCTAAACCAGCAAAGTTTCCACGAAAACTACAGTTGTATGAAGTTTGCTTCCATACTGTATCTATGCCAAATATTGATTGGCAAAATGTTATTCCTTTAGATTCAGATTCGACTCCATTATCTAGAATTTCATTATTGTGAACCACAATAACTTGTGTCACTGTGTTGTTTTCGTCAAGTTGTGCAAAGTGTGCCATATGTTTCCTATCTATTAACTCGGTATATTAAATGTACCAGTGCCGGTAAATGTATAAATTCTAAATCCAGTAATTGATGTAATAGTTGGACTACCTGTTACAGTAGCGGCAGCAAATGTATCTGCATATTTGATAATGACCACTCCAGATCCACCATTGCCGCCTTGAGCATTATTACCAGACCCACCTCCACCACCGCCGCCTGTATTTGCAGTGCCTGCGGTATTTTGTGCGCCGCCGCCGCCGGCCCCTGGATAAGAAGTTCCAATTGCGTTACCGCCGCCGCCTCCGCGTGTTACTGATGTACCTGTTATACTACTAGCAAGTCCTGTACCACCCGATCTAGGAGGAGTGCCGCCAAAGCCGTTACCAGGTGCTCCAGCGCCACCACCGCCTGCTGAAAAAGTACTATCGTTGTTGGTTGAACCACCATCATAACCCTGTCTTGCTTGGCTTAAAAACGTAGATCCAGGATATACACCTTTACCACCTGCGTTGGTAACGTAACTGGCTCCGCCGCCTGACCCGCCTGGAGCACCTTGAGCACCGGCACTATTTTGGTCATTATTACGACTTCCTCCTCCGCCTCCTCCTATTGCTATAATTGAAGTAAATCCTGATCCACTAATAGAACTATTCCCACCATTGCCGCCTCTGTTAGCTTGAACTGTAGTTCCTACACCGCCGGTGCCCACAGTAATAGTATATGTTACTTCAGGAGATAAATTAGAAGTTGATTCAAGATACCCGCCGGCGCCACCACCGCCACCATAGTATCCTGTTCCCCCTGACCCGCCTCCCGCAATCACCAAAGTATCGGTAGGAATAATACTGGATACTATTATACTAAATGCTCTCGCTGTGGTTTGATTGTAATTGTTGGTTGCTGTTATGGTGAAATTAAAGGTATTGGCCACTGTGGGAGTACCTGAAATCACACCCGAGCTTGAATTCAAACTTAACCCAGTGGGCAATGCGCCAGATGTTACACCATATGTGATTCCTGCACCAGTGGCCGACACTGATTGTGAGTAAGCAGTATCTTTAACTCCAGCAGTAAATGTACCGGCCGCTGTTACCCAAATTGGAGGTGAACTATATGTTATGCCACCGGGTTTTATTCCGTTGGTTCCATCAGTGTTGTACAATATAACACTGTATGTTCCTGCACTAATGGCATTTGTTGTAAACGACGCACTAGTACTGTTGGTATATGTTGTTGTACATGTCACGGTGTTGGCACCAATGATATATGCTGTAATACCAGCATTAAATCCACTGCCAGTAGCTGTTATTGTTTCGCCACCGGCAATGTCCACAGCAGTTTGTGTACCGGGAGGTGCAATTGTTGTCACTGTCACCGACGAACTGGATCCACCGGACACAAACGGTGTTCCGTTGGAGTAGAAGAAGCCAGTGGCCAACACATTGCCAGCAAACACATTGCCTGCAATGCCTGCGCCGCCTGCTACTTGTAACGCACCAGTTGTTGTGCTGGTGCTAGTCGTTGTGTTTGTTGTGACTATCCAACTGGCGGTGTTGGCTATTGTGCCTGCTGGCCCAGCAGGCCCTGTGGCGCCAGTTGCACCACTGGATACTACTGTACTTACAATATCAATCCAGTACGAACTAGTACCGTCAGTTATATATTCGTAAAACACATCGGTTGAAGTATTATACCATTGGTCTCCACGTGTGGGATAGTCTGGGGGGTTAGTACTAGCGGTGTATGTTATTCCAGGGTTGATTACGGCACTATTAGCACTCCAAAATAAACCACTGGTAGCCGAACCTGATCCAACATACACACCTGTTGAGTAGACATTTGCGGCAGTAACGTTACCTGTGGTCAAAATAGGGTTAGATCCAAATGTAGCTAAATTTGCTGCCACATTGGCGTTGCCGTAAATGAATGTGGCATTGGCATAGGTATAAAAGCTACCGACATTGGCCTGCAATGTGGCAACAACCGCATTGGCTCCTGCGATCTGATTGGCCTGTGCACCTGCATTGCTGGTCCATGCTGTGGTAATGGCTGAATCTTGTGTATCCACATACGATTTTAATGCAGTATTGGCTGTGATGATGGCCGCGTTGCTACCTGCGATGCTGTTCAATAGTGTGGTGCTGAGACTGGCGTTGTTGCCTAAACTGGTGGCTATCTCGCCTAGAGTATCTAGTAGTGCAGGGGCGCCATTGGTCAAGTTGGTGAACTGAGCATCAACATAACTTTTTATTGCTGTGTTAGCAGTCACAATTGCGGCATTGGCACCGGTTACTGCACTTTGTATTGCTGTAATTTGATTACTTTGCGTGGTATTGCCTGTGTCCACATAGTTCTTGAGAGCAGTATTGGCTGTGGTGATCTGTGCATCAGTGTAGGCTTTGAGTGCTGTGTTGGCTGT